CTACGTGTCGAACCTACTATTTCTAGATGGTTCAATCACCTTAAGCTCCCTAAATTCAAAATGGTAAGATGTACCAACTTTACAACCGTACCTGTTGCGGTTTTTCTCTAAAGTAACGATGATATCATTCGGAAAATCTTTCATATTTCGTTCAACCATTAAAACGATATCCGCGTCCTGAGCAATATAGCTCGAACCTCGCAAATCGTTTATTCCAGTCTTTCGTGTATGACTGTCTGGTGCTTTTCGTGTATGGCTGATTAGAATGATAGGGATCTGATGTCTAATTGCGTTCTTCTTTAGTTCTTTTGTTATATTTCCCAATTCTTCAGCGACGTTTTGGATTTCCCGCGTAAAGTAATGAAGGTGATCAATCACGACTAATTCACAATTGGCTTCTTCTTTGGCTTTTTGGACCAATCCGTCGATTGAGTGCCAGCTTAATTCATCGTTTTTTTGGAAAAATATGCCAGCTGCACACTTTTCGTATTCTGTTTCGCCAAGGATTTTTCTAAATCGCACACCAGCTTCGCCGTGAGTCATTTCCAGTGTAACGAATAGAACAGATTTGTTTTGCTTAGCAACGTTTGCCGCGATATTCATGCTTAGAGCTGTTTTACCGTTACTTGTGGCTCCACCGATAACAGTAAGCTCCCCTGGTGCTAATCCCATTGTCATACGGTCAAGCACCCAGTTTCCTGTTCTTAATCCGATGATTTTACCCCAGTTTTTCATGCGCTCTTCGATTTCGTCGTGATAGTCTGCCATCATCGTGAATTCGAGCTCTGCTGCTGCGGATTTAGCAGTTTTAGCAGACGCTCCAAGCACGTATTCGTAAAGGTCTAGCCGTTCGTTCGACTTCAGTGTGTCGATTTTTGATTTAAGATAGGTTAAATTGTCCACGTAATATCTCCCTGATTTTTGATTTATGCCAATTTGCTTTGTTTTCGACTGTTTCGAATAGCTCTTCGTATTTGTCGACATTGTGATTGATGTTAGATATGCCCTGTAACGTCGTGTAATCGTTTCTGAGCGACTTGACGGCTTCATTGTGGTATTTTATCGTTTCCGCAACAAAACCCTCTGAGGCGTCCTCTAAATCGATTTTTAAGCCATCCACGATCCATCTCCCATTAACTCGTCTAGGTCTGCCATGCCTTCATGTTGCTTTTTTCGCTTTGAAAGCATGTTGTCTATCGTAGAGGCTCTGAGCAGATAGTCGCTTTTTAATTCGTTAATCTTCTTTGAGTGCCAATCATCTTCAACGAGTACGTCTAGTGCTTTACCGATTTCTTCTAACGAGAAACTCTTCAAGGTTTCTTTGTAACCACGTGGAAGTATTCTGAAATTGCGTTTGGTTTTTTCGTTTAGTAGGTCTAATAGTTTTTTACTAACTTCACTATTAATATTATTCTTAGTGTTATCTATATGAACACGTTGATTTTCAACGGGATGAACACGTTGATTTTCAACGGGATGAACACGTTGATTTTCAACGGGATGACTTTTTGGGTCTGCCAAAAAACCTATGCTAGATCGGCGGACCATTCGACCATATTCACGCGATTGTGTGATATAGCCAAACTCTACCAACCTTCGGCATGACGCTTGAAAAGCAGACGTTCGCATGCCTGTTAATGACATAAGCTCCTCTGACTTTTTCCAACATCCCTTGTCGCCAAAACTTGCTATTTCAGCGTAAAGGATTTTTTCTGTGCCCTTAAGTCTCTCGTCTTCTAAGACTTCTATCGGCAACCAAACGCCTGTAAACTGACGCTTTGGCTCGATTATCTGTTGTTTATCAAAATCATACATTGTCAGCTCTCCATTTCTTAATGGCTTCTGTCAATGGCGTTTTAATCTCAGAAATATGAACAATTTTCCCCATTTTTACCCTCTTTTTAAGCCAATGAAAAACTAGCACCTTCATTTTCCACAGGTGAAATTTATTTGTTGCAAAAAAGATGCAAGAATTTGGTGCAAAACCCTTGACAGCTTTTTAGCGATTTATCGATTTTGAGAAAGAGGTTATTTTTAGACAAAGAAAACCCCAGTCAAAAACGACCGAGGTTATCAAATGCGTATCTGATATGTTCTTATATTAGCAAACTTTGATGTAAAAGTCAATACATACAAGATAGACTTTACATATCGATGCCGTCGATTCGATAGCGCGCAACTTCTCGGGACATACTATGTGAATTGGATAGCAATAGGTTAAACTGTACCAACTTATTCCGTGTAATACACAGTAAGTGTTAGCGTGCCGGCAGAGCCTGTGTTAAATCGCATTTGCCAGCCTCCGTTATAAAATGTCAGCTTAATTTGTGAGTTCTGTCCGCTAGGCGCGTTTGGGTTAATATATTCTAGCGGGTAGAAGTCGGCACCAGTGCGTATTCCTCCCTCTACTCTGATAATCTGCAATGACTCTTTTTTAGGCAAATCAATGTCAACAATCTGTTCTACGTTCCCTTGTGCTTTTGTGTTGGTCGTAAAGATTTGCCTAAAAATTGTTTTTTCGTTAATCCACTTCTTGCCAGTATCCTGTTTAGCAATTGTATATTTATTGTCAGGCATTGTCGTAAAGTCTATCTTGTCGGCTGTAATAGACTTATCAGGAATTACTTGAGGTTTAAGTTCAGGTATAGCAGATTCTTTTAGTGTGCCGTCTGGATTATGAGATTTTAATAGCCACTCGACTAAGTCGTTTGCCCATGCAGAAGTAGCCGTTGGCACAACTGCAGCCCCAATCGGATATAGCCTATCCAGACCGCCTGTCAGAGTAAGTCCAGCAATACTCCCGTTTGAAGCAGGCACGCCTTTCCATGAAGTTGCCGACCCTGGCACTATATCATTATTAGAATCAGTTTCGAATATGACAAAATCTTGCTCCTCACCAATTAGCCAACCGTCGACTGTACTTATGGCTAGGTTTTGGGCTCCTCTTTCTTTTTGAGAGGTAAGTTTTGCGGATGCTGGCAATTCGCCTTTTGCTGAAGCTTTTCTAAGCATCTTTTTTCTCCTTGTATTTATTCTTAATAATCTCTACCAATGCGCCGATAACTGGCATCAAACGGCTAATAGCCGCGGCAATAATCGCAATGACCGCTGAAAACACTGTATGCCCCGTCAACGCGTCCAAGCTTGCGATGAACTTGCCAAATTCAGGGCTACTGTATAGCACTGTGAATGCTCCCATAGCTCCTAATAGACCCTGCAAAAATGTCCTCATTGCTCGACCATTTTTAGTTTCTGGACTAAATAATAATTTAATCTTTTCCATATTTCCTCCTTATTTCTTAAACTTAAAAATACTCATCAGAAAATCGATAATCTTCTCTAATAAACTTTTATTCTTAGCGACGTCTTGACTTAATTTGCCGATAGACCTCATCACGTCTTCGTTGGTTGGTTGTGGTGCTACAGGTGCAACTTTTGGTTGGTCTTTGGCTTCAATCTTCACGGTAGGTGTAACTACTACAGGGCGTTTTTCTGGTCGTGGCGTGCCTGTATCTCCATTCGCTAATTCACGCACTCGTTCCGCCAATACCCAAATCCCGTCATTCGCCATTTTTAGCTGTAGGTATCTCTTTCCGTCTTCAGTCGTTTCGTCTAATATCTCTGTTGAGCCGACAATTCGGAAGTAATCTCCTGTATTTATCTCTCCGTCCAGTAAGTAGCCGTCTTTATCTGTCTTTACCGCTACAGAAACAGGTACGCCGTTGTCCTCCCAATCGAAATCATCAATCAATCGGTTGCATCTAATTTGTCGTAAGTCGAATACAGTTGCTACTTCATCTGCATAATAGACTTCAGGAAGCGCTACACGTTTAGCTTCTTTTGGTTTACCTACATATCGATAAAATGCGTATGGTGGGCAACCTGAGGCGCTCCAGAGCCAATCGTGATTGTCTATTACAATACCTGCCTGATAGCGACAGTTGATGATATTATCTGCGTCCACAAACATTCCCGTATGACCCAACGCACCTCCAGAGTTTCCTCGAATACCCCAAATGAAAATATCTCCGCGTTGCGTGTCTGCCTCGCCATTAGCGTCTTCAGGCACCCTGACCCAACCATTCTTTTCCAGAGCGTCGAATAGCGTGTCTGTATTGCCAATCCAGTAGCTTGTAGGTAAAAGACCTGCTTCTTTTAGAGCGTGATATACAGAGCTTGAGCAGTCGTAAGAGTTTGGACCATTACGACTTTCCATTGAATAAAAAACTCGTCCCTTACGTGCATAAAACCAAGCTAGTGCTTTTTCTATCATATTATTTCCTCCTTACTTGCGTTTGTTGAACTTCTTCTTGTAATTCCGTAACAGTTTTATTTTGCTGAATTAAGTTATTGGTTGCATAAATAGCTAATCCTACAAGTGCTATAGCGAATAATTTCGCTAGGTTGCTTGTTACTAGTTTCCAAAAGTTCATTACACCCTCGACTTCAGTACGTTTGACGTATTTCTCTTCTGATTCTTTTTCGTGCTCTGCGATGTATGTTTTGAGTTGTGCTTGAGTAACGTTTGCTCGTGCGATATTTTCAATTCGCTCTAGTGTAATAGTATGTTTGTCTACACCCTCCTTAATGTGTCTGACGTCCGCTTCTAACGCTCCAAATTCTTTTGCTGATACTTCTTTATTTGTATTGTTCATATAACCTCCTTTTTGTTTTTATTCATCTTCGTCCTCCTCAAAAATTACCCCTATTGGTATGTGTTGGATTATCACGTCAGACAGTTCAAAATCTGCTCCTGCTTCATTCGCCGCGACTGAGTACTGAATCCAGTTCACATCTTCGTCAATATCTTTAGTGATTGACAGCCTTACCTCTCCACTTGATGACTTATATTTTTTAGGTACAAATCCCCAGCCCAGAGGACTGTTCCAGCCTGAAGGGGTATTCCATCCAATTGGGACGGTTTTTGGGGTAAAGTTTTTGCTGAAGTTTAAGAATGGTTGAAGTGGCTCGTCTTCGGTTTTTCCAGATACTGAGAAATTAATAGTTCCTGTAGGTTTGAGCAAAATAAACGTAATATCCACTAAGCTTGTCCACATCGCACCATCTTCAGAAAACTTCACAACTCCTGAGCCGATATCAGTGATAAACGGTTTCCCACTGTCGGTCATCTTCACTTCATCAGTCAGCTCGATAAGTTTATTCCCGATAGCCAAAAGTACTCTAGTCTTTCCGTCGCTACTTCCGTAAACTTTTAAGTCGTTAATGTCGCCTATCACCCAAGGCATACACCAAACACCGCCACGCTTCATATCAAGCACCCATAGTTGGTTCAATTTTTCACTACCAACTGGCACTGCGAAATAAATCATACCGTTCACTTCTAGCCCGATTGATTTATGAATAAAATTACTGTTTAAGCGTTCGACATCTGGCTGTATATTGTCTGTCAAATTATCTGTAGATAGGACGTTCTGCATTTGAGGCTTTGTCAATGTAGTCTTAAATCCAGTCTTAGAGATATAGATAAGGGCATTATTGTAAACGACAACTGAATCTGGCGCGTCTGTTCCATCTCGTCCGTTATCGTCAATTACGCTAATCCACTGAATATTCGTAGAGTCTAATTGCATGCTTGATGACTGTAGATATTTCAGGCTTCCGTTACCGTTGGTTTCTGAGCATAGAATCATCGGCACAGCATCGCCCTTACCGTTTCTAAATGGACGCATAGCAACAGGTATTTCTTTTGACCCTGCATTTATCCTTATGTAACCACCAGCAAATGCTGAAAAATCCAACATCGTGTCAGGGTCAGCACCACCAAAGGTAATCTTCCAAGGGTCGTCCTCGTCACCCAAAAGATATAGACGGCTAGCTACAAGTACTGATCGTGCAGCCTTAACGCCTGCCGTGCTGTTTGAATTTGGAGGGATAACGTTAGGGTTTAAGACTTTTTGCCCGATATCTTCATAGGATTGTGTTAGAGTATTGTCTTTTATATGTCCGACGATATCCATCATTCGTAAGCTCGTCGGGGAAATACCACAGTATAAAATATAATATTCAGCGTCTTTGATTTTGTTCCAAGTGATCTTTATATATTCTTCAGTCTGACCTTTTGTTTTGTCTACGTTTTTTCCACGCCATTCAGTTCGACTTTTATTTACTCGTACGCTTGCGGCATCACTTCTTGCTGTTTCTCCATTTTTAACAGCCGTTACACAGTAGTACAGAGTTTCATTTGTCCCCGCTATACCTACTGCTTCAGCTTTTACCTCTGTAACTGTAGGCAGTGCTTCTGGGCGTACATTCTTCTTTTTTTGAATATCATAGTAAGATAAATAATCTTTACTATTTGTAATCACTACCCTATCGCGGACTTGAGTAAATGTCGGGTACGATTCGTTATTGTAGTCTGCTCCTTCAACCTTTACCCAGCCCTTGCCGTCTAGTGCTGTATACGCGTGAGCCCTTTCTCCGTCTTTTACGATAGCTATAAGTTTGTTTGTTCGCTTGTTGCCAACGACTTCAACATACTCATCAAAACCTAAGATCTCACCTGGTAAATCCTCTCCATATTGTCTAGTGCCTGGTCGTGGAGCAACAGTTCCGTTTTGTTTGAGCATAGCGTTAGTCATTTTTAACAGACCGCTATTAGGCATACGCCCTGCATCCATAGCAGAGATGTAGCCCTTGTTCCAAGACTTAACACTCAACCTATCAATATTTGGCTGAGGGGCGCTCTTAGGGGGCTTTATCATAGCCAGATGTCCTCTCTAATTACTTCATCGAATTTGTAACCATTGCGGTTCTTCATTCCTTCCATAGAAGATTGAGCAAGGGTAACCAAATTACCATATTGATTGGATTTTGTGCGGCTATTTCGAACAAATTCAGCGGCTATCATATAGACCAACCAGTACGGATCATCAATCTCTACCTTGTCTTCTGGTTCTACCAATTTTTTAGTACGACGAATAACTGGCGCAATGATTTTCGCGCCCTTCATTTCTTCAGTTAATCCATTAAAATCTAACTTCCAGCCTAGCTGTAAAGCGCCATAACAACCGTTCTTAAACAGCTGAGGTGAGATAAATGGGATAGTCCAAGTCTTATCATCTTTCTTTAGTGTTATAAACTTACGAAAATCTACTGTTCTAACGTCTTCTGGGAGCTTGTATGACGTGTTGTCGTCAATTACACCTATTTCCCTATCTTCACACAATGAGCCCCATATAACGTCTGGTTCGCTTTCCCATTGCATATTTGCCATGTTGGCAATATTGAGCATACGCTCGTATTTTGAATTACCAGGACTGAGCGTTTTTGTTTTTCCTGTCGCTGTTTGATAGGCAAGATTAATTACCTCCGATAGATTCATGAAGTCCACCTTTCCGTGGTTGTTCATGAAAAAGTGCCTGGGAGCGAATACACAAATAACCACTTATTATTTTATGTATCCAATCGCCAAGCACTTCGGTGGATTAGAATTATCCTTATTTTACCACAAAACTATCTAAATGTAACTACCCTACTTGTCGGTCTGCGTGATTTTAACAGACCGCTTTTTTGGATAGCCCTACCCGAGAATTTAGGTAGAGAGCTTCTGTTGCTCTTGAAAATACTCATACTCAGGGCTGTTGAATTGGCTGTCTTTAGAGAATCGGTTGAGGTTCTCGTTCCGCTTCCGCTTCCGCTTCCGCCTCTTCTACTTCTTCTGCCAAAACTACTCATATCTATAGCACCTGCTTGAATATGAGATTCGTTAGTGCCTTGTCCGTCTGGGTATTTCAGGGCAAATGTTCCGTCTGGGTTTTTGACCAATCCATACTTACCTACGCTCTGTATAGCTTTTAGAGCTTTAGGAGATAGTTCTTCGCCCTGCATTTCTGCCAGAGAAGCTGAGTTGGTGATGTTGTAAACGTTCAGATCCTGTAGGTATTTAGCAACGGCAGGGTCTCGCCAGTTTTTATTAGCCATTTGCATTTTTACATATTGGCTTTGTTGTGGGCGAGTCCGCTGTGGGGCGTAACCTTGAGCTTCACGAACTTTATTGTTGTAGTCTTCTATTTGCTTGTAATGATCAGATAGTTCAGGGTGAGCGTCCAGGAATGCCCATTTCTGAGGGCTACTTGGCATATTGTGGTATGTTTTTAGAGTAGCTTGTAGTTCATCACTTACCTCTGGATAAGGTACTCGATTACTCTTTCCAGACTTGAAGTCTTGACGCTTAAAGTATGCACTTCTTTCTTTTTGGAAATCTTCTAGCCAAGGCGCGTCTTGTTTTAGTTTCCTCTGCTCGGCACTATTCTTTGGTGAACCTTGTAAGTGATAGAAGTACTGTTGTTTGTCGACTGGGAGTTTGTATAGAGGGTCTAGCTCTTCGCCTGTTTGCTCTGAACGCCATTTAGCGGCATCACTGAGGGCTTTAATTATGTTTGGCTTATTTGCTAGAATTCGGTTGTTCATTAAGACATCGCCCTCTGTCTTGCCCTCTACGCTACCGTCTCCGTTGTATTTTCGAGTAGTTAGAGCCTTGAAGAGTGCTAAATCATCACCGACAAGCTTATTGTCTTTAGAGGCTTGTTCTAATGATTGATAGAAGTATGAGCTTTGACTTGTACCTTTTGGTGCGTAGAATCGTCCAACGACTGAATCTAGCATGCTTCTACCTTTTATTTCATCATTAGAAGCCCCCGTAGCCTTTGCTAGTGCAAAATCTGCACCGTGTAGTAAGTTTTGACCACCGCCAGCTGTAGAGGTTCTGAACGCGTTGTCTATTTGTTTAGGGCTAAGACCTGTAAGTTCACCGACTTTTCGGGCTGTGAGGCTTGTGCTACTATCCCACTGATCTTTCTGTTCAAGGTTTTTCATTGCTTCTGGTACAATTTCTTGACCTGTAAACAGATTCTTATTAGCAAATAACTCTACTAGTGGTTTTGCGGCTTGTGGTATATATTGAGCACCTGTTCGTCTTAATTCAGTTGGGTTGACCGTCGTAATCTGCTCTACTGCATCACCACCAGCTTTTACCATATCAAACTTCTTGTCTGCCATCGTACTTGCTACCATGTTGTTTAATTGTCGGTGAAGTGGTGAGAATTGAGGTGGTACTGGTACTAGGTATACGCCTTCCCACTTGTTTTGTTCTTTGTTGTATTTTGCATTAGTACCAACAACGACTACGTTATTTTCTTTCACATAGTCAGGGATATTCTCCATGACTTTTTTGCGGTCTTCATCGGCGTAGTTCCATGCTAAAACGGCAATTGTTGGGGCTACTATTCCAAGTGCGATTTTACCTGTATACCTTGCTGGGTTTTCCTTCATTCGACGTAAGGTAATACGTTGACCTTGAATATTTGCGTTTGAGTAAGGCACGATTGCATTGATTGCTTTACCGTATGTTCCACTTCTTAAGAAGTTTGTAGAGTTCCATCTTGCTTGGTCGGCTGCAAATTTTATAGCTTCAGACTCACTCATACCTTTTCGTTTAGCGTATTTTTTGTTTGCAATATACTGTAAGGCGCGCCCAAAGTCTTCACTGCGTCCGATAGTATTCTCTAGGGTTTTAAGAGGGCTTTTCGCATTATGTATTGAACGAGTGAGTATGTTTTTATGACTGCGTATTTCATTAAGGTTTAGGTCAGAGGCGTTACGGGTTAGTTCATAGATATTTCCTAAAACTCCTTCACGTTGCATTTCTGCATATAGATCGCCGTTATGATGGAATGCTGCACCCAAGGCACTTACAATAGACTTAGGGTTCATTGAATTAAATCCGCCCTTTGAGTTTATAGTAGCGCCTACAAAGTCCTTTACGACGTTTGCCATAGTAAATCCAGCGTTGACTGTAGTTGCTCCCATTCTCAGTAAACGGGCAGGTGCTGCAAGGGCTCTTAATATAATCCCCATTTGTTCACGGTTCATATTTTTAGCAGCTCTAGCTACTTCAGGCGCAGCTAAGAATGTACGCTTTTTACCATTATCTAGGTAGCTGATAGTTGGTCGTCCATCTGCACTTTCTCCCGCCTTTAATTCTCGTAGTTGGAATGGATTCTTAGGGTCTTTAGCATAACTTGCCAAAAGTTCGGCTGTTTTGTTACGTTCGCCCTGCTGAATCATATCCTGGGTTTTCGTAATTAACGCGTTTAATGGGCTGTCGATTGAGCGAGATGAGCCTTCAATACGCTGGATAATATCCTGCTTACTTAAACTAGCCTCTCCAACTCCTACTCCGTGCTTCATTTGGATGGCTAATTCTTTGTCAGAGAATATGCGGTCAAATGGTACGTAATCTGGGTATTTCTTCCTTAAGTAGTTAGCGGTATCTTGGCTGATAAGTCCATAATCTACTGTTTGTTGTAGGACTTTGTCTGAATACTCTCTAACTTGCTTAAACTCTTTAGCAAATCGTTTACTTGTAGCTTTTACAAGGGCTTTATCTTTTGCTAGGTTTCGTCCTGTTTCTATTCCGTTAGCTTCTAATTCTAGGGCGTGCTTAGCAGTTAGTGCTTGGTCAAATGTCTGTAGCTCTTTTTTATTCTTAAATCCAGTAATCAACTTATCGAAATTATTATCTCGTATAAACGCTTCTGATATACCGTCGGCGCGTAAAGTCCTGTCGAGGGCGTTTCGCATTTCTAATTGTTCAGACTGGTTTTTAATCCTGTCTTCAATTGGTGCGAATCTATCCACGAATTTCTCACGCATATCTGCTTTGAAGTCTTGCCAACGCTCTCTAAGTGTAGGTTGTTCACCTTTGCGGGCTAGTTTTTGCTCTTTGACCATTTCTTTGGTGTATTCAAATGGATCTATGTCGGCAGCTTCGATGCTGTCAATGTCAGTTTGGCTATCGGGATGATAGATGTTCTCGGTATTGTTATTCGGGGCAGAGTTTTTCTCATAAGCGTCAATTATCGCTTGATTATTTGCAACATCTGGATATTCTTTTGCAAGCTCATATTCAGCTCGGTGAAAGTCTTGTATAGCATTAACATTAAGTCCTTGTTTAGGCTGCCACGGCTGGAATGAATTAGCAATGTTATTGAGTTTAGTATAGTACTCCTTCTCTCGCTGTTCTCTAGACTTATTTTGTGATGCCTCTTGCTTTACTTCGGCAATTACTTCATCTATGCGCCTAATCGCCTCAGGATTGTTGGCGTACTCTTGTCTAACAAGATTCATGTCTAATCCACCACGTGGAGATTGCTTGTAGTGATCAAGTATTCTAGACAGATCGTCATCCAGCTTATATGCCGGCAACTGTTCGGTATTTCCGAACACCTCGTTTCTGAACTTCCCCGTCTCCATTTGAGCATAGAATTGCTTAATGGCGTCTTGTTTACCGACAAGTCCCATAATAGCTTCAGTAATTCGGTCATATATTGCTAAGACTTTTTGAGGAATACCTAATCTAGTACCTAGACGTACTTTATCTTCACCGTTTAATCTTCCTTTGTAGTAATCACTGAATCCGTCAGCTAGTTGCTCTTCTGCTAGTAGGTTTAGGTCGTTTCCATACTGACTGCCATATTTGTTTATTAAATAGTCATCTCCATAAGACTCACGGATAGAGTTTAATAGGTCTTGTTTGTTTTCTACTCGGGTAAGTAGTTTATGACCTAATTCGTGGTTGAGGGTGTCTTCTGTAAGCTTGTTTAGGTTGATTTGATCAGTCTTTGGATCATAGTAGCCTAATGCTTTTTTCTGCATTTCATTTTGCCACTCATTGAATACAAGGTTCTCATCACCCGTTAGTTGTAGGTGGCGTGCTAGGAGATTGTTTTGGCTAGCTAGCTCCTGCATTTTGGCATCTAACTTATATCTCATATCTGGATTGTCTGTTGGGTTGAGATTATCGGTGTATTTGATCTGCTCTGGTTTGAAGGCAACAACAGCGTCGCCACTTGCCCCACTTGCTTTATCTCTGCCTGGGACTATTAATCCATCATAGCCATTATTTCTTGCCCAAGTTTGGAATTCTGGCTCGCTAGTGTCAAACACAATATCGTAATTATTATCTACAATATCACCGCTAGCTAAACTGCTGTTTAAGAGATCCTCAGCATTCCTTAGCGCCATTTCTTTAGTTTTACCCTGGCTTAAAAAATAATGGGTTAAATAATCCAAAGCAACCTCTCTAGGCTGATAGTTTAGATCAAAGGGCTTCTTAACGTTCAAAAATGCCTCTACAACTTTGCGGTCGCCCCCTCTTTCGCGAGTCCTTCTGCTAGCGTAACTATCTGCTATGTCTTTGTTGTCTGTAAAGTAAAAACCTTTACCCAAGTTATCCTGTTGTATCTTATCAGGATCAAACTGGTTAAAGTCTGTGCTTGTTCCGTGGTATAAAGTCTTCAGATTACCATTTTCGTCTCGAATCTTAGAGTCCTTGAAGAACGTTTCTTGTTCTGGACTTAATTTATACTTCAATCCGTTCTCATCTACCTCACCGATATGATCTCTGGCGTATATAGCCTGCTCTTGAGCTTTACGTAGGTTAATCATGGCTGGAGCATTCTCACTCATTCCTTGACCACGTAAGTACTCTTCGCGTTGGCGTAGACGTGTTATATGTTCGTTATACGCTCTGACTTGTGCTTCATGCTCTGGATTGAGCTTGTATTTAACGTCTTCATTGACATTTCTACTGTTATTTGCTACACTATAATCAGTCGTAGCACCTGTAAAGTTGTCAGCGAGCTGCCTATCGGCAACTTCAATCGAACGATTGTTTGGTGCTAAACGGGCGTCTTCGTTCGGAGTTATCTGAGCGGATTCGCCCGAAACCACGTTACGCTCAACGTCCGCTAGTGAATTGGCTAGCGGTTTTTTATATGCAGATTTTAGTGATACTTCACCGTTATAACCAGCTAATGTAGCAAATGGCACGGCTCTGTCTGTTTGGGCTTTTGTAAACGCAGCGATATGCGGGTATCGACTTGGGATTACTCGACTGTTGCGCGCATGAACAGCACTATACGCTACGTCTGCTACTTGTTGAGGGGTCATTCCGTCTAATCCAACCCTTTTTTGAATAAGCTTATCAACCACGGCAGGATGAACCTTAATATTACGGCTTTCAAGCACGGGTTGCCCGTTTGTGGACAATAACTCGTTTACTTGGTTAAATTTCTTTTTAGACAAAGTACCAAAATCTACAGGACTATCGGTTTTATTGTTTATTGCATTTACAAGATTTGTCTGGGCTGCCGAACGCCGACTAGTGGTATACGGATTAACCATATAACCTGCAACATGATTGGCTATAGCGTTGTTTACATGATTGTTGTACGAATTATGCACCCCCTGAGCTAACTTACCAGCACCGTGCATCATACCTCCTCCGAGCGCGCCAAATGCCCCAGATTGGATATAAGCATTTTTATCCATGTTTATCTTGCCGTCATCTGCTAGGTCTTGTGCGAATGTCTGCGTAACTTCTTCCGCGCCCTCTTTAAGTGAATCCTTAACTAGGTTTTTTGTACCATTGAATACAGTACGACCTATACCTTGTTTGACGGCTTGTTTTGTCCCTGCTTTACCTAGTCCAGCAAGACTACGAAGAAGCGTACCTGAACCACCGAATCCTAATCCACCCACTGAAATACCAGCGTCCAGCCCTTTACCGAACCTCTGAACACCGTTTAATTGCTTTACTTTGCCATTCTCATCCGCCTCTATACCTGTAATTGCGTTTGCCATCTTATTTGGGGTTTCTGCTAGCCCTTGAACCATACCGCCAGGTATTTTAGCGGCAAATCGTACGTAGTCCCCTGGATCGCTCCATTGGAATCCTTTTTCTTTGTCTGAAGAATCAATCCAGTTATTGAACTTGTTAACATTGTCTGTGATAGGTTTTTCTACTGTTCTCTTAAAGTTTTGCTGTTGTTTTGCACCGAATAGACCATGCTCGCCAAATGGATTTGCATAATCAAAATATGTTGGTTTTTTAGGCGTAATTATAGGTTTGTTTACTAAGTTTTGAGTTTGGATTTGCTTGTTTTCTTTGTTTAGCCAATCTTGTTGACCTTGAGGTGTTAGTACCTTAGGGGCGTCATTTATAGTCTTCTGAGGGATTTCTGGCTTAATCTCGGGAATAATAGGTTTAGTGAATTGATTTGCTGTTGGTACTGTATTTACTTTAGGCACCGTATCGGTTTTAGGTATGGTGTCGGTTTGAGGTTTTTGCTGAAAAAGACCTTGAGTAGGAGATGGACTACCAAAACTAGGCGCCTTGTTTAAGTTGTTTAAGACAGGATCCTGCTTAAAAGTAACTGCTGGCTTATTCTGAGGTTGTGCTTGAACTTGCTGTTCTTTACGCCGTTTTTCCTCATCACTAACCCAGCCTTTACCGCTGAAAAAGTTACCTATTCTTTGAAAAAAATCCATCTCCTAATACTCCCTACATTAACTGCTGCTTCTTTTTCTTTTCTTCGTCGCTTAAGATTGGGCGCAAGTTTGGTGAAATCTCATCATTTACACCGCCAATCTCTGAATTATCCTTGACCGTAACGTCCTTAGGATCGTATGTAGCAAGGTCTGGAGCCTTCCAGTCCACTTTCTGTATAGGAATGCTACGATCACGTCCTAATTCGTCAATCTCTGTACCTAATCGGTTGATTTGGTCGCGTGTGCCTTGCTGACTTGCAATAGCAGCTGCCATACTTGAACCATTTGCCGTCTGTTTGCCTACGTTAGCGCTTCTGACACGGTCTAGCAGCTCAGCACGAGATTGTGCTATCTTCTGCTTCACACTGTTTACACGGTTGTCATATTCGCTCTGAATGTCGTCTTTGTTTTTGTTGTAAGCGTTCTTCACTGCGAAATAATTGACGTCCATGTCTCGACGGTTCTTGGCGTATGCGTCCTGAGCTTCACCTTGCTGTTTTGAGGCGGCTTTAGCGATCTCATAAGGTGCTACAGTCTTAGCAAATGAACTATCTCCTGCTCCACCAGCCGCTAGAATACCCTTAGCTGAGCGAACCTTAGTTGCCGTGTCGCTTTCGATTTGGTCGCGTGTCTTTTTAATATTGTCAATTGCGTCTTTGGTGTTCATGTTGTAACGACCAGTTGACTCATTGAAGCTGTTTTCGTTTTCTTGCCATGCTCGGTCTTTAGCTTTTCCAGCGTTAGCAATACCAACGGCTTCCTGTCCGCCTAGACGGTTGATAGCTGAATTGGCTTGGTTAATCTCATCGTCATATTTAGCGATAGCGTCTGCCTTGTTTCTAGCTTCTTGAGCAGCGAATGGGTTGAAACCACCTCCGCCGCCGTAGTAGCCGCCGCCGTCGCCAGAATTGTCTTCAGGAACTCCACCGCCACCACCTCTGTTTCTAGCCATATCCGCATAATACAGCTGCTTAAAGCGGTCATTAATACCGCTAATCTCATCGTTTTTGTATAGCTTTCCGTCGCCTCCTTTTACCCAAGTGTTGCGTCCAAACAATCCTGTTTTACGAAAATTGCCCCCGTTACCTACGTTGCCAGATAGAAAGTTACGGTCGATACCCATGTCATCGCCGACGACGTTTAGCAACCCTTGTCCTTGAGACCTTGTGTTTTGATCTGGGTGGTTGTTTACATAATTTTGTAGCCAACTTCTATAGCCCATAAAAAATCTCCTTATTTTGTTATAAGGAGAGAGACTCAGTAGAAGATGTTATTTATTTGAGTTCACAGAAGTGTTGAACGACGATGAGGTCATATCCCTGCTTGGATATACCAAACCCCACCAGACTATATTTTGCGTCTAATATGGCTTCGCGATGCCCCTTGGTTGAATGCATCCAATTATCTATAGTAAAGCGGCTACTACTAAACTTACTATCAGTAGTAGAAACCTCGGCTAGATTCTCACTTGCATATCGACACTTACTTGGCATGTGTTTGAAAACAAGTGAATAACCTTCAATGCCGTCTGGCGATTTGTGATCGTAATAACCACGGTTTTGCATGTCGTCTGCTTTTTCCTGCGCACTAGCATTTAATCTTTCGTCTAGTTTTAGTGGCGCCGCACCAACCTTGGCACGCTCCTGATTTACCAGCTCCAGCATTTCCTGAGCATCTGGTGGACCAACATCATACTTACTCTTCGGTTGCTCCTGAGCCACTCCAGCAGCTGCCTGAGCATCCAAACGGGTCTTTAGCCATACCCCACCGCCAACGCCTGATACAAGCGTTAAAATGACGGCAATGACTATAACCTTTTTCATGCTTACACACTAGCACAACAGAGGTAATTTGTCAAGATGTAGTTTAATATAACCACTGACTCACTCCACCGTGATGCGAGCAAGTTCCTCTTCCAGTTGAATACGACCGTGTACCGTCTCGACAGATAGCTCCACCTCTTTCTTGCTGAGATTCCATATACTCCATGTATTCGTCGTTGTAGTCTGGTTCTCCCTCGTCCATGGCTTCTCTGCAGTCATCATTGTACATACAATCATATGCAGCTTTAGAAGTCGGCGTATATCTGACGACCTGATTGACTGGCTGTTTTACAACAGTCTCTTTGTTAGGATATCCAGATTTTGAGGCTTTACAGACTTGTTTTGAACCATTCTGACCGACAGTTTCTATGCGACTTGTTTCGTACCGAGATTTACCCTTATCTATATTGACAGTGTCGTAATTTATAGCTTCTACTGTGCAAGGTTTGTAGTAAACTGGTGCGAAGTAGTCGTATATCTGTTGTCTAAATAAGAATCCAAACACGCCTAGCCAAAATACCATTAAGACTAGGTATCCGCCGATTTCTACCCAATCTATGTTTTTGATCCACTGTTTCATCTATCTTCTCCCACAAGATTAAATGATTTGCCACCATTATACTATAGTATGAGCAATAACACACTCTACTAAGTCTCTCTCCAAATTGTTAATCTTCGACCTCTCATTTATCGCGGAGAGGCAAAACGCGGAGAAGGGGCGAGTTTCCCCGCCCCAAGTTGCTAGGCAGTCTTCAGAACTTGAATAGCACCCTTTTTCTTGTTGAACACGAATGCTTCGTATACAACGCGACCAGCGACATAGTAACCACTAGCCTCTGGACCAAATTCACCCTGCTTGTACTCAGACAAGTACTTTGGAGCTGCTGCTGCATCTTCGTGAGTCAAAACGATAGTTGTCTTAGTTGGCATGTAGTCATCTGGAACTTCGATAATCATACAACCATCAATCTCACCGTAGTTGCCATCACGACGGCTCTTAGCGGTCATTTCGCTGGCTGGAGTGAAGTTATCGTCCTGCTTCAGTAATGAGTATGCACTTGCAGCTACGAACGCAACACGACCCTTGTGAGGTACTCTAGCGTTTGTCTGAGCAGTAGTCATAGACATAAATGTTTCATAAGCATTTGCCTTAGTAATAGCCAAAGTCTTAACTGCTGTAGTCTCAGCTGCTTTTGCCAATGCGTCAATGTTGTATTTATCCATTGTTGGGTAAATAGACTCTTCTAGAGTTGCACGCATGACTTCTTTGGTATCGAGTGAGCCATCGCGTGAGAACTTAGCGTCAGCCTTATCGATTTGCTGTGAGAAGGCTTTGTCCTGAGAGGCTGTAATAACTTGTTCTTTATTGCCAGCTGCTGAGTACTTGTAGCCGAATGAACCAACGCCCTGACCGCTAGCATTCTTATTTGTAGAATAGTCATACAGAGAAGCTGCGTCTGTGCTGTAGACCTTAAATGATTTAGTAGTACCACCAACAACTTCATATTTACCCTTAAAGGCAGGTGCTGTTAATGATTTAAGTGTATATCCTTTATCGAGGATTTTTGAATATGCTTGTGGCAAGTTAATAGCCATTTTATTTTTCTCCTATGGTTAGTTTTTTAGATTGAAGGATTTAATCGAAGAATCCATCTACAAATTGTTTTTCGCCTACTTCTTCTGATGTAGAGACTCCGCCAGCATTCATTACTGCCGCGGATTGCTTTGCTCTAGATATCTTCTTACCGCCAGCTTTCAGACCTTCTTCGTAAATGCCGTGCAAGTCTGACATAAACTCATAGAGCTTTTTATCTGCCGAGATTGGCGCGCCCTCTTCGTTAAGTTGCAGATTTGCAGCACTTACATACATGTCAGCTGCTTTTTTCGTGAAGTCTGCATTGTATTCAGGTGATGTTTCATCGAATACAGGATAGTCTTTAAGTAGCTCTACTCTATCAAGCGCCATATTGTACTGAAGGTCAGCAATATCTGCCGATATTTCGTTTACTTTTGCCTGCTGTTGGTCAAGCTCCTGATTGTATAGAAGGGCTTGAATTGCAGCGTCTTGTGGGTCTAGCCCTGCAGCTTCTAGTTGTTCTGGTGTTATTCGGCTTTCACTAATTGAGCTTTGTAACTGTTTAATACCTTCGTATTCAGCTACTTCTCGTTTTAGTTCTTCTCGACGGGACACCAACCCTCGAATATCGTCATTCAGTTGAGCTTTACGCTCCTCTGCTTTTGAATATTCCGGCTTTTCTTCGGATTTCTCCTCTGTTTCTTGGGTTTCGTCTGTTTTGGACTCGCCCTCCGACTGTTCGCCTGAATCCTTATCGCCCCAGAAGCCGTCTGTTAGCGATTTTTCATCAGTGTTGTCGGTTGAGTTTTGTGATGTTGACGACACATCTGCCGCACTCTGGCTTGTATTTACGTCTGTAGTGGTACTGTCCACGATTTTTTACTCCTTTATTTAGTTATTTACGACCTTTTACATCGGTGCGCAGATGAGAGCTCAGGAGGCGAACTCTTACCTGCGGAGATACTACTAAGGTCTTATCTCTACAGGTAACAACCCGCCTAGAATAACTTCTCTAGTCGATACGCTCCTTTCTCTCCAACCAAATAAACACCCAGCGGTAGTACTGCTGTTAAGCTTGGGTCATCCACGCAAATCAAAACCCTACCCTCCTGCCTGAATTCGTGGCTAGCAAGTAGTGATTCAGTCTCTAGTGGCTGTTCCAGCTTGTCTCTAACGTCCTCAGTCATTTTCTTGCACCTTGTCTGTCTGGGCTTTTATCCACGACTTAAGTTCTATAAGGTCATTCACGCGCCAACGAGCAGCTAATATCTGTACTTTTAGGGATTTCTCAGAAGTTTCAGGATTCATTGTTAATTGATTGATGTTTTGGGCTAGTTGGATCTTTTCATCAATTCCATTGAGCAAAGTTCTTAGTAGGTTAATCTCTTCTTTGGCTGCAATCCTCTCCTTGGATTCTTTAGTTTTTCGTTCTTCTGGGATATCCAAAGAAAACCCGCTGTTTGGTATTAAATCGTTATTCATATTGCTCCTCGCTGTCGGCTATGCCGTTATTGTTTTGGTCTACATCAATAACCAACTCTTCAGGGTCATCCACACCTGATTTGTTGATCATTCGCTTCAATAATTGGTCTTTGCGGATAATCTGTCCTAGTTCAGGGTCAGACTGAGCTAACTCTAAGATTCCCTTTAGGTTCTCCATCGACTGCTCGTCATCTTTAAGTTTTGAGGTAGATGCGTCGACTTTGAATTTGAATCCTTTTAGTTTCTTGTTGTAATCGACAACAGCCGTATCTTTGTCAAACCCAGGGTCTTCAAGCTTTCGGCGTTTAATATATTCTTGAGTGAGTTCAACGTCTTTTTCGCCTTCAGACAGAGCAAAATGAACATTAAGCATAGTCTCACAGACATCACCAAACCACCCCTCGAATTGTTTGCGAAGATGATTATCACTAACACCAACACGCTCCTGTTGCGCCTTTACTCCGCTATCTGTCTTTGAGAATCCAGGATTTCCGACTTCAGCAGAAACACTTGTATCGTTTGAGTTGTTCAAGTTTAGGATTTGGCTCTTAATTAAACCGTAATTATTTGAGAAGTTGTTTGTTGCATTAGTCGAGATATTCGCAGGTGAGATGCTTGCGTTCTGGTCTGCTCCCAAATCCCAGATAGCGTTTACTTTGAATCGTATAGTTGAAGTATCAAATGAGCCTCGCTTTATAAGTGGTGGGTTAAGACCCAGGGCTTGAGCGTATTGGTACATTTGCATTTCTGAATCGAGCATATTCTGAAGCCCTGCTACAAGTTCGACTGCGCCACGACCAATTGGATTGGACATATCCATATCGTGGTATATAAAGTGGATTGGAATAATGCCTCTCGGGTCTGGATTTATCGTTGAGTAGACTACTTCGTTATTGTCTGAGCTATATCCGTAAAAAGTAGCCCCTACGCCCTGTTGGAATGCAAATATAATCTGTATGCCGCCAGTCTCAAGGCTCTTCTCTCGCTCGGCTGGTGTTTTGCTTTCGTCTGTTTTCTCTTTCGCTTCTAGCTGAGTGAGTTTATCTAGTCGCCAACCGCTCTTTATGCCGTGTTTGGCTAATTGTTTTTCGCGATAAATTAGATATTTAATATCACTTGGCTGGTACCAAGCCCGTAGGAAAATAACATTACAGTCTTTGTCATAGACTTTACCAGCTTCTAAGATAACGTCTTTGATGTAAGGCAGTTTGAAGTCTGCCCCAAAATAATTTCCGTGTTGCGTATAGAAGCAGTAAGCTGGCTGAGAACCGTACGTCATAGCTTTGCTTAAAGCTCCCCAGGATTTCTGAATAACACTTCCTGTAGTATTGGCGTTTGGTAAGATTTCTTCAGTTAAGACCAAATTAGCGATATCTGCTAGGTCTTTATCTTTGTCCAAACTAGTAACTAACCCAGTTGGCAACTGCTGAATAACACTCTTAGGTCGAGATTGAACATAGCTAGCTGTAGTTCCGTCCGTAACTGTAGGTAAGCCCTCTGGTATGTTTGGCTTAGGTTTATTTAGAGCGATACGCTCAAGCTCATCAATGCTAGATAGAACTGCCTTGTACTTCTGCAAACTTTCATCGTAAGCGTCGCCGATGTTAGATTCGTCTATATAAGAAAAAGCCACTGGTTTCCCCCAACGTAAAAATTACTGTTACGTAATCATCACGCTGGGCATTTCCCAGTAGCTTGTTACTCGTCTATAATATCACATTTGAATAAAAACGTCTATAGCCGTGAGTTTTTATCTAAAATAGTCTTTTTGACTAGCTGAGGTAGACCTGTCTTTTTGTCTATTCTCACACTTAAAGATATATCCAAACACTCACCGTCTTCTGCTTGTTTTATTAAATCCTCAAACTCTTGTCTAACTTCTGTAAAGGTCGATACCTTTGATGAGATTGTAAACGATCTAATACTCTGAGCCGTCATATAATCTCTTATTTTTCTGACTTCTTCCACTTCCACACCCTCCATAGTGTATTTATTTCTTACCTCACCGAATCTTAGCTCCATAATGCAGATAACTCCCCTGAAGATTGAACGGTTGGTCTTATTTCATACTTAGGTTTTAATATGCTTGATAGCTTATATCTCACAGCGTCTAGTGCGTGATCGAATCCACCCTCTGGTGTGTTTATAGTCTTGCCGTCTTTGTCTGTCTGCCATAAATAATTTCTATATTCTTTAATCAAATTAACACTTCGCTTAGTCATTGAGATACTCTGCTCTTGCACATAACCGATTCCTTGCAAAATAGAGCCACTGCCTTTTTTCGCTGCAACAACAGACAATCCGTACATCTGTAGCTCATCGATAGACTTCGGCTCTGCTGAATCTGCTACAATCACACCAAAATCTAAGTTATTCATAAATGAGGCGATTTGTTGATTACTCATACCTTTTCTGTAAAGAACCTCATCTAAGACGTATCCGCCGTTGTAATAGTAGACTGCGACTACTGCTGTAGGGTCGTTTGAATATCCAAAATCCAATCCATAGCCTTCTAGTCGGGCTTCGTGAGGTATTTCATCTATAATCTTCCAGCCTTTGTATATTCTGCCTTCGACCTCACCTAATTGACCTAATCCGTAAACAGTCCACCAGTTTTTGTTTGATTTGTGTGCTTCAATGTCTTTTACGATTGTTTCAGGCAGACCTTCATTGTCTTTATAAGTAACTGTAATCATCTCCACGTCATCGCGTGTATTTAATAAGTCATAGAACCAGAACTCATTCGTTGGGTTCCAATCTAACCAAATCTCTAATCTAGTACGCACTGCTAATTGGTCAAATGATTCATAAGCTACGTTGTTGCATTCATTTATAAATAATCTATCACGACGTGGACCACGCACCTTGCTTGGCTGGTCGGCACTGAAGAACTCTATCTTTGAGCCTGTTTCAAATGTATAAATAGAGTCTGTAGCGTTCCAGGCTGATTCCTTCCAATAGCCGTGTTCCTGCATGATGTTTTTAAAATCACGCATAGCACCTCTTTTAAGGTGTGGAAATGATTCAGACACGACACTTGTTAAAGTAGGTTTCTTATCCTTCTGAGCTTTGCTGATGAGTATTTGAAGAATGGATATAGTCTTACCCGCTGACGTTCCGCCACAAACACCACGGATACGTTTTGTCATTTTAGCAAGCTTTTTTGTTGAACTGGTCAAGACGAACATTATTGTTCGCCCTCCACCAAATCACCAAGAATAGGCTTTGGTAGTTTAACGTGTAATTCTTTCTTTTCTGTTATTCGCTGTTTGAGCTTATTATACTCTCGAATCGCTGCCATTTTAGCTTTGAAGTCTGCGTCCTGCGTGATGAGCTTCTCCATCTGCTTGTCGACGAACTGATCATTCAATCCACCAGCTTCAAATAGCTCATCTATCCTCTTTAAAACGTTAGCGTTAGTTAGTAGCACCGAAGCTCGGTTTCGTGCTGTATTATACCAATTAGGTTTTGACTGATCAGGCTCATAAGCTTCTATATAACTTTGAACACCATTACCAAAAAACTCTCTGTCGCTCGCATAGAGTTGGCAGAATCTTTCTTGCCTTGGATTTAGTTTTCTCGGCTTTTTATCCATATCCACCTCATTTTCAAAATACATAAGAACGTTTTACTTCAGAGTTGCGTTCTCTCAACTCACATACTGTACTTATATTATAACATAAAATTATTCAACGAACTCTTTCTTATTTAATTCTTACTTTGTGTGTAATCTTTTTCATATGCTCTCTGTATTCTAATATGCCGTTCTGGTTCTCGTATATATACTGCAGGAGATTCTTCATATTCTCATCGGCGGACTCGGCAGCCTCTTTTACAAAAATAGACTTATAGTCTTTATAAATCGTTAAAAATGAATTGTCGATTGGGTGCTCTGTCCTGAACTCCTCCAGATAATCGTCAAGAAGACTGTCTATCGCTCTTTCAATGTCAATCTTCATCGACAAGCTCCTCTTTGAGGCGAGAAACCTCACTGCGTAGAATCTCGAGTTCATTGCTAAGCATTTCTTTTGTTATTTGATTGACAATACGAGTGGCTAGAAGGTCCTTAGATTTGTTGTATTCTGTTTTAACAAGCTCCGCTGTCCACAACAGTGTTCTGCTCCTATCCTTCAGAATCTCTTTTTTAACCCAATTCACAATTGAAAGTGCTTCTTCGACTGAATCTTTGCACCCAGAAGACCCTAGGACCTCTACTATCGCACAATATAGTTTTGCATATCTCACACTGTCTTTATCTTCATTATTCATTTTGAACACCTTCCCTTTCTTCTTTCTTAAAATGACAAATGCTACCGTCTGAATATTTTATGATGTAGACTGTAAGAACTTTCTTATCGAGAGTTCTATATGGCATATGAATAACGTCTACAATATACGGACGAGGCGTAGGTACATGGCTAGTTTCTATCTCTATAGATGACTTATCTTTCGTCATTCTTCATCCCTCCAGCTCTTTAAGTTTTTCAGCAACAGCTTTGGCATATCCACCATAAGTATCTTTGCAATGCTTATCTAACAACTTAATTATTTCTTCTAGTGAATAGATGCATTTCGGATTACGCTCTTCTAGCGGACCATAACAACTGCAATGACCTAATTCTATAAACATAAACTTACCATTTATATCTTTAAGGACTGCCGCACCTTCGCCCGACCACATATCCTGAGCATAACTACAGATAATATACTCGTAGTCTTTTTTATCTAGATATTGCAAATCATCGTCATCTATCTCGCTAGGTTCCGCGTCTGGGTCATATGCTTCCTTGCGTTCTACGTTATAGATTTTCATTATTATTTATTTCTCCTCCAACAGCTCGTCCAGTGCTTTGTCATATTCTTTGAAGCTTCGCTTGTAGTCATCGATAATTCGCTTTACGATATCGTCTTTGTATTCGACTTTGACTAGTTCATTCTCTTTGTCGCTTTCGCTCAATCGTACAAAAATGTCGTAGCTTTCTCTCGTTCTAAGCCTTTCCCAATACAATATTCTTTCTTTTGTATAGTCAATTGACCTTACTAAGTGTTCAATAAGCTCTCTCTTGCGATTATTCATCTTTGTCATCCTTACGTTTGTCGAATACAATAAACATACTCCAGTCATTGCTGTTGAATAACTCTTCAACGGTCTCTTCGTATAGCAACTCTTGAGGATAACAATTGTCGCCCCCTTCGTATTCGCAATCGGCGAGAATAGATATGTCGTCACTTTTATAATAAAACGCATCTAGACTGTACTGAAAGAATCTCACTTTCATGTTTCTATATTCTTTTGGGAGTTTGTTTTTGATATCGCTGCTAGAGTCTATGACTGTGATTTGTTTCATTGGTTTCCTTTCTAAGGTTCAACCGCAGAACTGGGGCAAGGCGACACCAAAATGTATATCATTGATTAATTACTTTAAGGTTGATGTCGCCAGTTGAACAGACGATACACGTTGCACTGCAGGTTGCTTCAATTCCAGCTCACAACGTTTCACGGTTGGAGACAGCGCACCGGGCGGGTGTGGTGCGCCGACAGAAAGGGGTTGTGCATATCATCTGTCCAGTTGACAGCACAATCACGGAGCAAAGGATTTCTCACCTTTCGGCTTACTCCCGTTCGGGAACCCAGCTTTATTCCTCAGATCATGCTGCCAGTTCTGCGGTTGAATTGTTAATGTTCTACTGGGTACAATTTGTACCCGTTTATTTACGTTTACTGATGCGACCGCCTTTTTTACCTGCACACTTCTTCACGAAGTGAGGACCGTCAATTAGGTCGCAGTCGCATTCAATATCTTGTGCAAATCCTTTACATGTTCCGTGACTTGCAAATGTAGCAGAACCGCCTTTTCGTCCGATTTCAGCATAGAAATTAGGATTGCTTGCTAAGTTTTTCTGAGCGGCTTTCAAGCCACCCGTTCGGTTTCCACTCAATTTTTAGTCCTCCTTAATTCCGAGATAAGCTAACCAATCTTCTCTGTTTTCACTGATAGATCTTTTAGCTTCTTCTTCGGTTGCGTAGCGTACAGGTTCGCCGTAGTCAATATAATCAATAGGTACAGCGAGTAGCCTATCGTCCTCGTGGTCATAGCCGACAAGCCAACCGCCGTTTCCATTTTCAAAGTTTGGCTTAAAGTTTGAGGTTCGTTGTAGTCTGGCTTCAGCCATCCTACGGTGTACGTAGTCCATACACTCTTGTGCAGTACGAAATACCCCACCAATAGAATGGACATTAAAGTCTTTACTATCATCAGTCCAAGTCCTCTCTGAAACTAGACTGTATTCGTTAATAAACCAGTATTTTTCGCCGACTTCAGGCTCCCAGTGAATACTGTCTGTCGGTTCTTGTATTTCTTCAAACCACTCATCAAAATTGTCTATGTCTTTAATAGTCCACTGAAAATCTGTGTCGGCTCCGATTGGTACAACTACAACTAACCCTTTTATTCCATCAACACCACGAACGACTTTTTCAAATATAGTTCCAGCTTTGATTGTGGGTGTATCTTTTAGAAGCTTATATTTCATTTCTACTCCTTAAAATAACTTAGGTCGCTCACCTTCGATACGACTGTCTAATATTTGATTGATTCGATGAATAATACGTTCTCGCTCGTTTAATTCTTCTAGAGCACCATCTTTCATCTCTAATAGGTCGATAGTACTCATCTCATCTAGCGATTGATAATCGTCCTCGTAATAAGGTTGTATTACTTCTTTTTCCATTGATTCTTCTCCTTTGCTTCTTTTAGCCATTCTGCGTCTTGTTTGGCTATTTCGTACTCTGAGATTGCTACAAAAATTAGCAAGAACATGACAATTATTATCCAAATTAAAATAAACATTTATTGTCCTTTGTTTTTTAAGTCTTTAATTAAGATTTCCAATTCTCCATCCGTCCATTTATAGGGTTTTTTCATGCTCTCTAATAGGTCAACGATATCCTCACCGTAAGTTTTAAGCATGAATCTTGTGTAGCCAATCATATTTCCCTCATCGAATCGATTACACGATCGGCATTGTGCGTGTACGTTTCGCTCGTCGTATCTGAGAGCCATCCATCTTCTATTTATGAAGTGTCCAGCGTCAGCCTGTTCAAATGGCTTTCTCTGACCACACGAACAACAGACAAAAAATCCGTCTTCAGAATCTCTCATTCTTATATATTTTGAGAAAATCCTATCAGCTTTCTGGATTAATTTTCGACTTGCCACACTATTCTCCTAAACGCCAAACTCTTACGAATCTGCCATTCATGATCGGTCGTTCACTTTTTCGCCAGCCAACAGGCTTAAAATCATCACATCTGAATATGTTGCCAGTTGTGTTCCTGTGTATGTATTCAGGGCGAGGGCACTCTTTTAAGACGTCCTCGATCGTGATAAGTGATTTATCTTCTAATAGTTTCTTAGCGGTTACACGAGCCTCTTCTAGCCACGCCTCCCGCTCTTTTTTGAACAAATCTTTGACGGTTACCATATCAATTTGTCCTCTGTGATAAAACCGTCTAAAGTTGTTATTTTTCGAATAGTACCGCCAGATTTCTTTCTAAAATCTCGAGCTTCTTTCCTTGTCGTAAAATTTCTGCTTAGCGTTTCGTTTTTGACGATGTATGTTGTGCAGTTGTTTACGTCCCTTAATCTCTGTGAAGTCATTCTCTTCCCCCCGATTCAATCTTCGTGAGATTACTAAATTGTTATCTATAAATGTCCACTTAAACTTCTTCATAAAACTGATGTCTGGGTCTACAATTCGAATCGTAAACCCATTGTCAGTTTCGAGAAGGTAGACTTTTTTTCTTCTCGTCATTTAACCTCCTAAAAAGGTATTTCGCTCAAATCGACAGGCTCGCTAAGGTCAATGTCTTCAGTAATATTTTCAGATTTACTCTTCAGCTTTGGCTCATATCCCCAGATATTTCGCTCATATCGATATTTCTCGTCACCGTTATTATCTATATATGTCTCTTCTGTTTTTTGGATTGTGTACCAACAAGACTTTCCTGGCAATTTCTGGATTAATTGAGACATTTCATATAGGCTCTTCATAGATTTGAAAAAGTCACGAATCTTCTGTTTCTGCTCATCATCTTTTGCATTATGTACAAAAATCTTACGGATTTTATCAACAGAAAAAGGCGTTGCCGCACCAGTAAACCATAACTTGGCATCGCCTTGCTCACCGTTTGTGCCTTGAACCTTCACATTCAGAAACACTTTATCGTTTGCATTTTTTTCAAAAGTAGCTTCGGTGATTGTTACAGCGTGAACGCCCTCAGTAAAATATGTTGATTCTTTCAAATCTTCCTCACTTAATTTCATATTCTTCAATTCTTCGTCCGTCATACCCCTTATCCTTTCTTTAGAACATTAATTTTTGGACTTCTTTTTCAACTAATCCAAGAGTGGCGTTTTGCACTCTGCCAGTTAGCTCGATTTTTTCTCGATAATCTTCTCGCTTTAATTCAAATATTTGTAACCCTAAATCTGGATTCGTGAACACGTCCGAATAAATACAGAAGTAGAGTTTTTGTAGATTTTCATTTACTAAGAAGTACTGAATAATCTGAGCTTCATACTCAAGCGGTGGACGTTTTTCATAGTAGGCTTTGACTACTTTCCAACTATCCAAGCATTTGATTTCTACAGCCTCTGAGACTTTTTCTGTATCGTCTACAATTTCGCCGTCTGGTGAGCAAATCATGTATTCGTTCACGTCAGATTGCCAAACCCGACCAGGGATAATCTGCTTACCTAACTTTTCAGAAATCAACTCTCTAGCTTCCTCTTCTAGGATTTGACCTCTCAGCATAGCCGAATAAGTAGCACCTTCTGGTATTCTGTCTGCATAGTCATTCGGATTAATTGGCTTTGCTATTCGCTGAGCAATCAATTTATAGATTGAATCGTTTATTTGAACATTAGCATAGAGTTCGTTCAATTCATCTTCAGTAAGCATTGCTCGGATATTATCCATTGTCAGATTTTTCGGGAACTCATAGCCTTTACTTTCAGCGAACTCAACCAGCTCGGCTTTTGGTATATACCGAACTGATGAATAATCTTTTGCTGATGAGCCTGAAATCCTGCCTTCGTGAAAATCCAACCATTCTTGACTTCGTTGTTCAAGATCTAGGATTTTCATTTACTATCTCCTAGCTTTGCCTTTACCTCATCCTTAACGCCGACAAGCTCACGTGATAGCTTTGGATTAGCTCTAAGAATCTTAGTATACTTCTCTTTTAATTCACCTAAAGTCTTACAAGCTCGTAAGGCTGTTTCAGCAGCCTTTAGGTCGGCAGACTCTTTGTCGGTTCTTTCTTTGAGTTTACGCTCAAGATTACCGTCATCATCAGTATCGACAAGTAAATCAAGCATTGCTATATATGAATATCGCTTCATGTAAGTAATGCCTGAGCCTTGCGTCTGAGGATTGTTGGGCGCGCTTTCTACTGGTGCGATATCTTCAAGCATCTCGCCACTTTCTAGGTGAATAAGCTTAGTTCTAATAGCCGTTTTAGTATCGATATGGCTAATTGTCTGTTTAACCATCAATCCACATTTCTCTAAATCTTCTCGTGTTTCACTAACTACAATGTTGTAGTCTGCGTACTTGCTTTTGAAATACGGGTTTTCTTTTGAGGCTTTAACCAGTGGTGTTATTTTGCGAAACTCTTGTAAGGCTTTGTATAATTCACTCATCGCGCCTCCTTTCTATAAAAATCTTAAATATCTTCCATTTGTGTAAACTGACCAAGCTTTGTACCCTTGTGATTTCCACACATGATAAGCACAGTCAATGTTTATTTCTGGGTTGTGCGAATCACAAGTTTCTCGACCAGGTAAAATCCTTACCTGAAATAGAGAAACCGAATAACCATACGTTCTGCCGTTTTGCGTAAATATTAGGCTTGTATCGCCTGTTGCGTTTTCATTACACGAACTTTCAGCTTGCATAATAGCTTTCATAATTCGCACGTCCCAATTGTATTTCTCAAGTAAAGGTTGAAACCTGTCGCAGCCGCCTACACGTCCTGCCTCCACAGCAGGTTTTTGAGGTGCAGGCGAGGCTTCAACCCTTGCGGCAGTTTGTGGTGGCGACGGTTGCCGCTTTTCCGTCGCTACTGTTTTGACACTTCAACTTTCACATTTTTAACGATTGTTGCAGCTTCAGTTTTGACTTGTTCAGTTTGGTTCTTCTGATATTGCATACCGCCGATAAAAGCGATAATCCCTGTAATTAAAATCGTGATGATGATAGTTTTGATAGTTTCAATATTAAGTTTTTTCATTTTTTTCTCCTTGTTTTGTTTTTTATTTTCTTTGTTTTCTACGCTAGACATTGTACTAACTCCTCTCTAGCACAGATATTTACAACTGCGTCCTCAATTCCGTCACAATCTGGATTCGGACAATAAAACTCAGGTTCGCCCTGACAACCGCACCACTCAGCTTCTTTACCTGAACAGCAAGGTTGAATTACTTCTAGGTTATCGTGGTTGCAATACCACTCGTTATCAAAGAAATCAAAGCGATAACTTGCTCTAATTTGCTTTACGTTAATTTTCATATTTACTCTCAATCTGCCATTTGATATAATGGCTTTGTAGCCGCTCTTTCGAGCGGTTTTTGCTTTATACTGCCCACTTTTTTAGCGCAGGTGTGGGAGACCTGTAGTGAGCAGCGCTGAGCGTTCGAAAATAAACATAGGACTACAAAGATGTAAACTTAAACCCTCGAACGCCAGCTGAATTAAAAATGTGCTAGCGGCTATCAAACCGCTCGACGCTACCCACTAATTCCAAATTGTTAAGATACCAACTTCTACACGTGTTACGCCTGAACCTTGAGCAATCTGTCACGCTTGTATAATTTTCGTCGTACGCTCTTTTACGGTGTCGCTTACGTAATCGTAATAGCACAGTTTGTTAATTCTGCACGAGGCTATCAGATACGCATTTGATAACCTCGTGGAAATTAAAAAACACCACTTTCGTGATGTAGATAAAAAAAGAACCGCCATAAAGGCGGTGGTTTACAAAACCGTTGCTCTAGCCAACTGAGCTAAAGCGGCAACTGAATTTATTTTATCAATTTTTTCTCTCTGTGACAAGAGTTTACATAACTATTTTTCGCGGTTGATG